GTACACGTAGTGTACAAACTAAAGAAGACAATGCAAAACATACTAGACGGCCTCGTGCAAACCCTCGCAAACGGAGGGATTGACAACATGACCGAATACAAATATATCTTAGGTAAGATCCATGCGATCGACTTAATAAATCAGGAACTCTCTAACCTGCTTGAACCAAAGGAGCCAAATAACGATGATGACAACGTCACACGCATTAGAAGATAAATACGACGCTGAAGATGATGCTAAAAAGATAACAGCACACGCAAGAAAAAAAGCGAAAAAAGAAACTCAAGAAACAAGTTTAGAAAAGTTACCGAACCCTACTGGGTGGCGTATACTTGTTATGCCATTTAAGGTTAAAGAAAAAACCGAAGGCGGAATTATTATAGCACAAGAAACATTAGACCGAGCACGTGTTGCAACACAAGTTGGATACGTATTGAAGATGGGTGATCTTTGT